ACCTCTGCGTGTTGAAAAACACGCGGGGGGAAAAGTTAATCAAAGGGCAGCCTAAAATGGAAGCCACATGGCAACACTTTCTTCCTATTTATCGGAAGTCCGGCGGCTTTTACATGATGCTAACGGGAACTTCTGGTCTGACGCTGAGTTAACGGACTACATCAATGAGGCCCGTGAGCGAGTAGTCAGGGACACTGGTTGCCTTCGCACGTTACAAATTACCCAAACACCTTTGTCCACGACAGGGGTAGCAGCTACAGCATGGGCTGCAAATACTGTTGTTACAGCCGGTCAGTTCCTGTTTAGCAACATTTTTATCTACGCAGTTACCGCTGACGGTACAACTGGCTCTGACCCTCCGCCATACCCGGCATCTGGTAGTACGTTTCCACCAACTGCGCCGTTTACCAATGGTACAGCAACGCTGCAATATTCTAGCAATGCGGAAATCATTACCTATGCGGCGATGCCTAATGCTCAGTACACGTTAGACATCATCAACGTAAATCTGTATTGGGGTAACAGCCGCATTCCGTTGCGTTATTTGCCTTGGTCAAACTTTAACGCTCAATTGCGTTACTGGCAAAACTACGTTGGTAGGCCAATTTGCTACAGCGTTTATGGTCAAGGGCAAATTTACATTTCCCCTGTGCCAGACCAAAGTTATTACATAGAGTTGGACACGGTAATCATGCCAACTCCTTTGACAGCAACAGACCCAAGCGTCACAGACTCTATTGTTGCCCCGTACACTACTCCTGTTGCGTTCTATGCGGCCTACAAAGCCAAGTACAAAGAACAAAGCTACGGTGAAGCTGAAATTTACAAACAAGAGTACGGCAAACATGTTAATGCAGTGCTGAACTCTGTGTTTACACGGCGTATTCCAGACCCTTACTCTTCAGCGTATTAATTATGGCAGCGGCAGAACAAAAAAAGTCTTATGCTGTCGTTAAAAACTTCACTAGCCTAAACACCAAGGCTAATAGGACGGCAATCAAAGAAGAAGAGTTTGCGTGGATTGAAAATGCCATGCCGATTGGTCACGGCAATATTAAGATTGTTCCGGCGCAGTCTAGCGTGAAAGACTTGAGTGGCAACGCTATTGCGTTTGGCAATACTGTTAGCTACCTTACATCTGCCAACATTGATGTTAGTGATTACATTGTTGCTTTTGAGGCCAACGGTAGGGCGCAATACGCCAAGTTAGACAGCAGCGGAACTGCTAATGTTGGCAATGTAGCCAACGCAGGGACATTCTCTGTTTCTGGTGTATCTGCCGCCCAATACAAGAATCAGCGCGTCATCATTGGTGACCCTAGCAACGGTTTGTTTACTTGGGATGGGGCAAACCTGTCTAGCATTGGTTCTGTAGGCATTATTGGCATTAGGAATGCGGGTAATGGTTATGTAACCACCCCTTCTGTCACGTTGTCTGCGCCACAAGAATTAACTGGCAACGTACAAGCAACTGCTGAAGCCACAATTGGTAATGTTGGTGGTAGCAATGTCATTACTAGCATTACTCTGACAAACGCTGGTCAAGGATATACATCACCTCCCACTGTTACTGTTGCTGGCGGCAATGCCACTGTCAACGCTACGGCCCTAGCTTCACTAATTACTTTTAAGACAGGCACAGTGTCTGTGGTGATGAACACGTTTGGTACGGGTTACAACAACTCGTCCAACATCACAGTGACTATTGGAGATGGTACAGGATGGACAACACGGGCTACAGGCAATGCTATTGTCAGTGGCGGTCAATTGACCCAAGTCATCATGTCTAATCCGGGGGCTGGGTATACATCTAGTTCTAACGTGACAGTATTATTTGCAGACAGCAGTTCCCCTGCTGGTTCTGGTGCTACCGCTACTGGAGTAATTAACACAGACCAGATTGTTGACGTTGCCACCTTCTCCGGCAGGGCGTGGGTAGCGGCTGGACGTACCGTGTACTACTCCGCTGCTGGAAGTTATAGTGACTTTACATCCGTGTCTGCCGGTTCTTTTACCCTGACAGACTCTACGCTGCACGGCAACATTCAAGGTTTGTTATCTGCCAATAACTTTTTGTATGTGTTTGGCGATGACAGCATTAACGTGTTCTCAGATTTGCGAGTTACCAGCACGGGCGCAACCCTGTTTACCAACACCAACGTCAGTGCCAGCGTAGGTACAAAACGTATTTACTCTATATTCCCGTATTTCCGCTCCGTTCTGTTTATGAACGACTACGGTATGTACGCCCTTGTTGGCTCTACCACCAGCAAGATTTCTGACCAGTTGGACGGCATATTCCCGTACATTGACTTCACTAAGCCAGTGTCTGGAGGTCAGGTGTTGCTAAACAACATTCTGTGCGCGGCGTTCTCATTTACCTACAATGACCCGCTGTCCTCACCCCGGCAGATTCAGTGCGTCTTTTTTGAGAAGAAGTGGTTTGTTACTAGCCAAGGAAGCCTGACTTACATTACGTCAGTCCCCTTGTCTGGCCTGATAAACCTGTACGGCACTACCGGCACAGACTTGTCTCGTCTGTATGGCAATTCCACGGCAAGCGTAGCCAGCACCATCCGTACCGCTTTGATGCCTATGGGTGACCCCATACGGACAAAACAAGCCCTCAAATTTGGTATTGAGGCTACTTTGGCTAATGCTGCAACTCTAAATGTGACGGTAGACAGTGAAGCGGGTTCCAGCCCCGTCTACACACTAGACAACACGGTCAATTGGTATAACAATTCGTTAGCGACAATTCAGTGGAAAAACAACAGCAACGTCACTATTGGCTGGATAACTTCTAACGGATATGCCCTGTACAAGAGTGACGCGCAGCAATACGGTAAATATTTAGGTTTAACAATAACCAGTAACAGTTCATCTTTTGTGTACAACACGTTTGAATTTGAACATGAATTAAGAGTGAGGTTCTAATATGGCAGTCCCCTATACCTTTGGCACAGCTACAGCGGCTATTCCGTTGTCTCAGCTTGACAGCAATTTTAATACGGCAATCACAATTGGAAACACAGCGGTACAGCTTGGCAACACTATTACAAGTCTTGCCAACGTAACGCTTGTTAATGCTACTGTCAGTTCTTTGTCTACGCCCATTACGGCTGCACAAGGCGGTACAGGTTTAGCAACATTGACTTCTAACAACGTAGTGCTTGGTAACGGAACTAGCAACGTACAGTTAGTTGCTCCCGGAACTACTGGCAATGTTTTGGTATCTAACGGCACAACTTGGATTTCTAACGCAGCAGCTACCACTGCTCAAGTTTATCCCGGTGCTGGTATTGCTAACTCTACAGGAACTGCGTGGGGTACGTCTTACACCACCAACGGTACTGGAACAACGGTAGCGTTGACTACATCACCAAACTTCACAACACCTGTCCTTGGCACACCCGCTTCCGGCAATCTGACAAACTGCACTGTTGACGGTACTAACGGTGTTGGCTACATCAACATGCCAATAAATGCACAAACAGGTAATTACACGCTTGTTGCAGCAGATGCTGGAAAAACTATTTATCACGCTGCTGGTGCTGCTGCTGCTACTCACACTATTCCAGCAAACAGTTCTGTGTCTTACATTAACGGCACAGCAGTAAGTTTTATAAATATGTCTGCTAACGCAGTGACTATTGCAATCACCACTGACACTATGTATTTGTCTAGTGCTGGCACTACAGGCTCACGCACGTTGGCGCAATACGGAACAGCAACTGCTGTAAAACTTGCTAACACAACTTGGATTATTGCTGGGAGTGGTTTGACATGACAGGTATTCGGCAAGCGTTTGCTTTTATGCGGAGTTCTGGCGTTGCTCCCGGTTCGCAATCATATACATCGTCTGGGAATTATTCTTGGGTTGCCCCTACTGCAGTAACTAGCGTTTCAGTCGTTGCAATAGGTAATGGAGGCAAAGGCGGCGTAAGTGGTGGTTGTGGATTTTGTTGTTGTGGTTCAATAAGATATTTGGGTGCTGGCGGCGGTGGTGGTGGCGGTTTGGTTTATGGAAATAATTTAACTGTTGTTCCCGGAACCAGTTACAGCGTTCATATTCCTAGTCTTTGCACTGGCGGGTCTGATGGAAGTTGGTTTAAGACTTGCGCATATTTAAGAGCAGGAAATGGAAACAACGGAGGATACTGCGTTTGTGGAACTGGTGGTAATTCATCAGGAACTGCTAAAACTGCTGGATATACTGGTGGAACTGGTGGAGCTGGCAGCCCTCCTCAAGTATTGAAAAGCAGCACTAGAGGCGGTGGTGGTGGCGGCGCAGCGGGTTATTTGGGCAACGGAGGCAATGGCGGTGGAATAAATGCAAATGGGCAAGCTTCTGGTGGTGGCACTGGTGCTGGCGGCGGCGGTGGTAGTGGTTCCTCTTCATCTATTTATGGAGGCGCTGGAGGTGGCGGCGTTGGTATTTTAGGCGCAGGGTCAACTGGTACTGGAGGGATATCTGCTTGTCATACAGGTGGTGGCGGTGGAAGTGGCGGGTCAAGTGGAGGAACAGTAACCACTAAAGATGGCTCAAATGGTGGTGCGTATGGAGGTGGTGGTGGCGCTAGTACGGCTTGCAATGTTGCTGGCTCAGAATCTGTTGGCGCTGTTCGTATTGTTTGGCCCGGTAATACTCGTCAATTCCCGTCTACTTGCGTGGGGTCGCCATGAACTTGTATATTCAAATTGAAAACGGTCAGCCCGTTAATCACCCTGCCTTTGAAGATAATTTAATAGAAGCATTTGGCTCAATTCCTGACCATTGGGAACCGTTTATTAGAGTTGAAAAACCTATTTTGGGCGCAGATGAAAAATTTGACAATCCAGACATTACCTACGAAAAAATAGATGGTGTGTGGACGGATGTTTACCATGTTGTTGCTTTAACTGATGAAGATAAAGCGGCTATAAAACAAGCCAAAATTGACGCATATAAAACAATATGGAACAAACTCCCACAAAGGGATAATTTTTCTGCTTGGGTATTTAACGAAGACACTATTCGGTATGAGCCGCCAATTCCTCGCCCTACCGACAGGGAAGTAATGTGGAGCGGGACTAATAACGGGTGGGTTGATAGGCCTCAATACCCTGATGATGGAAAGACATATACACTGGACTTCTATACATCATCATGGGTAGAGGTAACAGAATGAGCAAAGTAGCAAAAAAGCCAAAAGTATGCAAAGCCGCTGAGTCAGTAGCTGAAGTCATACAAAACACGCAGCTTGGCGTTGCGTACCACTTCCCCTGCCCAATTTATATTATTGAGCGCCCTGACTTTTTGGAGACGGTTAACCAAGTGTCAGAGAAATCATTGGCAGAATCAAGAAAAACGCAATCTCTTAATGAAATCTACCCGGTGTACATGACGGGTAATTACTACGCTGACCCACGATTAACGCAGTTTTCTGAGTTTGTTGGGGCTACTGCTTGGAACATTCTCAATGAGCAGGGTTACGCTATGCAGGACAAGGCTGTCCAATTCACTGAGATGTGGACGCAGGAACACCACAAACACTCAGCTATGGATGCACACGTTCATGGCTTTGGTTCACAAATTGTTGGGTTCTACTTTCTTGATACACCAGAAGATTGCTCTCGTGTGGTGTTTCATGACCCCCGCGCAGCCAAAGTGCAGATTGATTTGCCAGAACAAGACATGAATTCTGCAACCCCAGCCAGCAAGATGATTAACTTTACGCCTAAACCCGGCATGATGATTTTTGCTAATTCTTGGCTTATGCACTCATTTACTCGACATGCAGCAGACAAGCCCATAAAATTTGTTCACTTTAATTTGACCGTAATACCAGCCCCGCAACAGTCTTGTCCAGTACCGGCTGCGGAGGTAATATGAACAAGTACGCCATACGGTTTAACAAAACCCGTGGCATGAAAGGCAGAGGAACTCTTGAGCATTGCTGGCGTGTGTTTGAAAACGACAAAGAATACTTGTTTAAAAACTTTCAAATTAACGTGCCATCACAGAGCGAGAAAGCAACAGACAGTGAAGATTGGAATGTTGTGTGTCATGGTGTGATGACCATAGACAAAGAAACATCGACAGCCATCATAAATTAAGGAAGTGATATGAGTACAAACGCATTTACTAGGACAGGGAACACAGTAGTCTTTACGGCTTCTACGTCTGCTCCTACGCCTGTACAAGCACTTTCTACTACGCTTGGTGGAAACCAGTACCGCATCATTAATAGCGGTAGCGTGACTGTGTTTCTTGGCTACGGAACTGCGTCTGCTGATGCTGCTAATAATGCTGTTGTAGTTACGTCTACCGGCCCTGCTTATCCTTTGCTTGCGGGTACAGATGAAATTCTTTCGTTTGTTCCCAACTCTTATTTCACAGGCATAACGTCTAGCGGAAATGCTGCTATTTATATCACTCCGGGTGATGGGATGTAATTATGTTAAAAACAGTCCAGATAACAGCAGGTAGCGGTACTAACGGAACCGTTACAAACGTAGCAACCGGCACAGGGTTGACCGGCGGCCCCATCACGACATCTGGAACCATCTCTCTTGCTAATACTGCTGTATCTGCTGGCAGCTATACCAGCGCAAACGTAACTATTGATGCACAAGGACGCATCACATCCGCTGCTAACGGCCCTGCTGCTGGCACAGGTACTGTCACGAATGTAGCTACAGGCACTGGCCTCACTGGTGGCCCCGTTACCACTACCGGCACTATTTCTCTGGCTAACACCGCTGTTGCTGCTGGTTCTTACGGCACGGCTACTTCTGTTAGCCAATACACGGTAGACGCGCAAGGACGTTTGACGGCATCTGCCAACGTCACTATTGCGGTCACCAACGCTAACCTTCAAAACTCTAGTGTCACTATTGGCAATACTGCTATTGCCCTTGGCTCTACCGTAACAAACATAGGCAACCTCACCCTTGCTGGTGCGAACATCTCTGCCACAACCTCCGCATCCGCAACATTCGCAACGTCTAGCTTGTTGCTAGTCCCTGCTGGTTACATTCCTATCCTGTTGAATGGTACAACTGTAAAGATACCTTATTACGCTGTTTAACATGGACACCACAAATAACTCTAATGCCTCTTTCCTAGATTTGTTTATTATCTGGGTAGGCACTGTTGCAAGTCACATTACGTCATCTGACTTGATGGTGTGGGCTACACTCATTTTCACTATTTTGAAGACTTTTGTTCTTATCCGTGATGAGTTTTGGAAAGACAAACCATGAACATGGATGCTCTCAGCTACGTCAAATTTGGGGACAAAGAAGGCCTCGCTGAGATGCTGTGGGAAAACGGTGTTCAGCACCGCTTGTTCCACCAAATAGTTACTGACACGGGCATCACTTACCCTAAGTACCCCATCATAGATGCCAGCACAGATAACCTTGATGACTGGCTTTTTGTGCATAACCAAGAACATCAGGCTCTGGCTTCTGTACTAGTCCTTGATAACCCTTTCCAATTGCTAGATGTAGATTGGAATGTGGAAGAAGATTTTTACGATTGGTTGGGTGTTCACCTGACCATACATGAGCAGATAGCCGCTGCGTTGGGAGTCTGACATGCCTCGTGATTACAACCCACCACCAGTAGCGCTATCCCCCACAGGCGGGGTAGGGATGATTCCTGTTTATCAGGAAACTCGTGCTGGCAATACATTGATGGGGTATCAGCCTGACCCTAACTATGTTCCTCCTCTTATTGAAAAGCCAAAGCCAGCATCCATACTTGCGTTGGAACAACAGCTTGGTGGGACTTTTGAACCTGTTTACGAAAGCAAACAAATTTCTGGCCCACACGGTTCAACACAAACAGTTAGTTACGGTGAACCAACGGGATACCGTATTGACCCCGGCAACAGCACCTATGTAAATTTTGATGCCAGTGGTAATTACACTGGAACACAAAAACGTGGTGGCGCTCTCAGTGGTTTTGAGCCTCTTATTGGTGCAGCGTTAAATTTTATTATCCCCGGTGTTGGAAGCGCTATTTCTGAAGCACTTGTTGGTGCTGGTGTTGTTGCGGCTGGTACTGTTGCAGATGCACTTGGTGCTGCTATTGCCAATACAGCGGTGTCAGTAGCGCAAGGACAATCGTTGGACAGGGCGCTTACTAACGCTGTTGTTGGTACTGCAATCAACACTGGCTCTCAGCAAGTTGCTAATGCAGTCAATGAAATTATTGGTAGTCCAGCAGTATCAAACGCTATTGTTTCTACTGCTGCCTCTGCTGTTAAAACTGCGGCTGGTGGTGGTAGTGCAGATGATATTGCAAGAGCAGCTACAGCCGGTCTTGTAAGTTCTTCTGCACAGTCCGCATACAACAATGCAGTTACAGATGCCAGCCCCCAAACAGCACAAGTTATAGGTTCTGCTACTGCTGGTGCTGTCACTGGAGGTGCTACTGGCGCTGTTACTGGTGCGTTAAATACTTTAGCAGGGCAAGCTGCAACTACAAAGCCAACTACAACGCCGGTTGCAGAAACAACTATAAGCGGACAAGACGTATTAACAGCGTTTGATGACGCTGCTAAAGCTGATTACAGGAACGCATCTACTGCGTTTGCTGGCCCTGCCGCTGCATTAATAGGTGAACTTCCTGCTGCTGCGGCTGAGACACAGGCATTGCTTGCCCGTCTTGCAGCTACACCAGCCGGACAAGAAGCATTGCGGCAAGCAGCAAGTACAAGTCAAAAAATTGCATCAGCGTTAGTTGCTACTGGAATTATCTCGGCTACCGCTCTAAGCGGATTTATTGGTGGTCAGTCTCTAGTGCCAAAAGCACAAACAGACATGACAACTAGAAATCCCGGCTTTGATTTGATTCCTACAACTGGTGGTGACCCCGGTACGGCAGCAGCAGCAAGAACTACTTTTGCACAGACAGACCCTCGCCTTATTACCGCAGACACAGTTACAGAATTACCGCCTGTAACTATTGATGTCCAACGTGTTTCTCAAAACCTTGGCATTACAAGACAACAGGCTCAAGAACTACAAAACACCAACAGGTCTTTGTTTGATTTGTTTAGCCAGTCTGATTTGCCTGAGTTTACCGCTGCCTCTCTTGAGACTATGCCTCTCAGAGACAGGTTGATGTTAGAAAACATCTTAGCTGGAAACACAGGTCAAGGTGGTGTGTACGGTGAAACCACAGGTACAACAACTCCAGCAGCAGAGCCTACTGCGTCTGGTGAGAACACTGTAATTGCTGTAGATGCAACTTCTGGTAATGCTCTAATTATGAGTTCAACAGGTGTTGTGTCTACTGTAAAAGTTGACCCAAGCACAACTGTTGGTTCTGTTATTGTGTACAACCCAGACACAAGGACAGTAGTAAACCCAACAACAAATGTAACTACATCTTCGGACACGGGTGCAACTGTCTCGCCTACTACTACGGCGACTACATCACCTACTACTACGGCAACTGAATACACTGACCAACAAATTCTTGATGCAATTAGAGAGTCGATTGCTCAAGGGTTTACACCAGAACAAATTTCTGAAGGTTTAGCAAGATATGGGGTTGACACAACAAGAAGTACGCAATTACTTGATTCTGTCAAACCATCTACTACACCTACAACAAGTGTTTCTCCAACTACGTCAGTTTCTCCAACTACATTAGTTGAGCCAACCACATCAGTTGCGCCTACGGTTAAGCCTACTACAATTCCTTCTCCCATTGTTGACCCTATTATTGACCCTACGGTTGAACCTACAACTACAACAAGACCAACATTAAAACCGCCTACTGTTGACCCGACTATTACGGTTACAACGACACCAAAGCCTACTGTACCGCCTACAGTTTTACCTACGGTTTCACCTACGGTTTCACCTACGCCAATTGTTGACCCAAGACCTCCTACCGTTAAACCTACTCCTACGTTTACAATTAAGCCTACGGTTAAACCTACAACTACCGTTAAACCTACCGTTGAACCTACGGTTAAGCCAACTGTAACGTCTACATCAACTGTAACGCCTACACCAACGCCTACAACCACAATTAAGCCAACAACAACTACAAGTCCAACTCCGACAATCAAGCCAACTGTTGTTACAGTACGTCCAACTGTGCCGCCTACTGTTAGGCCAACATCAAGAGTTTTGGCAGACGCATTGAGCATAGCCCCTTACCGGGGGGCTGGCGAGATAGAAGACCCGTCAACGGGCAAGAAACGTAGAAACGTGTGGAATGAAGAATCACTGCGTCTAAAAGACGCGCTAGGAATCTAATCATGGTATCAGCAGTCAGAAAACTAACTTCTGTTGGCGGCGATGTCCGTCAAATTGCCCGGCTCTTGCAAAAGAAAGCCCCGCCCGGTCACATGCTTGCGTATATCAACCAAGAGGAAGCAGACCTGTTGAAAGCACGGGGAGGCTCTGGCAAACCACACGCAGATACAGGCATTCCGTCTTACGATGAAGAAGGTGAAGGTGCTGCTTACAAATACCAGCCCCAAGACTACAGCAACCCTCCTGCTGAGTACACACCGGGTACACCGGCTGCTGCCGCTCAAGACGTAATTCCCGTTGAAGTTGGGCCTACTCAGGGTGCGTATGTTCCAGAATACACCCCGGCAGAACAATATGCACAGTACGGTGCTGGCAGACAAGCTGCGGAAGCATTCCGTCCTGAGTTCACTGTGCCACAACAATATCAGCAATATGGCGCTGGTAGACAGTACGCAGACCAAGCGGCTGCGTTAGGCGCAATACAACCAACAGAAGCAAAAGCGGGTTTTAATTTAGCAGATGAAGTTAAAAAACTGAATCTTAGTGAAGACACGTTGAAAAAATTAGGCATTGGAGGTCTGCAAGCACTTGTTGGCGGTTATCAAGCACAACAAGCCGCTCGTGCTGGACAAGCTGGCAAGGAAGAGATGGCGGCTATGGCTGCACCTTACCGGGCGCAAGCACAAGAAATGATTGCAAAAGCACAACGTGGGGAACTTACTCCTGTTGGTCAACAGCAATTGCAAGCAGTGCAAGCACAGGCGGCGCAGGGTGCGGAGAAACGTGGCGGTGTAGGCGCACAGCAAGCGGCAGCGCAAGTAGAGGCTTTCCGTCAGCAGTTGTTGCAACAGCAGTATGACTACGGTCTGAAACTGTCTGGCATTGCTGACAACATCATGACCGGCGCTATCAAGGTTGGTATGCAAGCTGACCAGTACGTTAACCAGTTGACCAGCAACTACTTCAACAACATTGCCAGAACAATGTATGGCGCTGCACCGCAAGTAGCTGGCGCACCCTCTGGAACACCGGGAGTACCATGATGGCTACCGCTACTCTGAAATCAATTACAGGGGTTACAGACCCCATTCAAGAACTCACCAAAAAGCGGGAATCCGCTATGGGAGAAGAGTTAGGTGCTGGTCAAAAACTGCAAGAGTTAGAAACCAAAAAAGCTGAATCTGAGGCAAAACGCACTGCTGAACAAGCACAATCAAAAGTTCAAGCAACAGAAGAACTTACGCAACGTCAAGCAGAACGTGAAGCGCCTATCCGTGAACAAAAGGGTATGGTTGACAAGGCTTTGATGGAAGAACACTTTGCCCCTAGCAAAGAGAATCTTCAAGACCAAGCTGCCCTGTTTTCTCTGATTAACGTGATTGGTTTTGCTATCGGTGCTGGCGGCAAACAAAACGCTATGCAAGCTATGCACGCCATGAACGGCATGTTGGAAGGACACCAAAAAGGCCGTGCTGACATATTCAAAGAAGAGCAAGTAAGGTTTGACAAAAACTTTAAGGCGCTTCAACAGAAAGCTAATTTCTTAGAAACAGAGTTAAAGCACTCGCTGGAAGAGTTTACCCGCGACAAACGTGCTGCTGACGAACGTGCTGGCGCTGCTTTTGCGGCGGCTGGTGCTGACTTTATGAAAACGTATGCAGAGAAGAATGGTCTTGTTGCTGCGTATGAAAGAGCAAAAGAAGTCAGGAAATCTTTGGACAAAGCTATTGAAGGCGAACGTCTTAGGAAAGAACGTATAGAAGACAAAGTAGATTCTGAGCAAAGAGCGGCAACTCAAAGAGAATTTGAACGCCGTCAACGTGTTTTGGACAGAGAACAAGAGATGAGGCTTGCTGCTCAACTTAAAGCAGAAGGCAAGTCAGAGCGTGTAACGCAACAGACCATGATGGCGCAACGTGCTGTTAATGCTTTGGGTGGCGTAGCTTCTGCCGTAGAGTCTATTAAAGAATTGCCAGCCGGAACAACTACTGGCATATTGCCTAATTTGCAAACAAAAGATGGCATGACAAATTATGTCCGCAACACAATTGGAAGAAAAGTAGCTTCCAAAGAAGCTGACATGTTAAACACTTTGTTTACTGGTGTTGGACGCAACCTTGCGTCTATTGAAGCAAGCGGTGCAGCAAGTGGTTTGTCTGAACTTTCCAAACAAATGCAAAGTGGTACATACATTAATTCTGGTGTAGATGACCCATACAAAGTTGCTCTTAAACTTGCTGACATTCGTCGTATTGCTGTTGAGAATATTCAGCCAGCAATTGATTCTGGTTTGATGCCAAAAGGTCAAGCAGAAACAGCAAGAAAACTTGTTGAACGTATTGAAGCAGCAATTCCGTATACAACTCTCGACGTTGTTAAAGCGGCTGGCGGTGGCAGACAAACAATTGGAGAAGCAACAAGTGCTGCGGTCAACAAAGGAAAGTCTGACGTATTCACCGATGCAGATGAAAAACGATTAAGAGAACTTGAGGAGAAGGCCCGTGGCGCTAAGTGACCAAGAAGAATTAGAGATGTTGCGTTTGCGTAAACAAAAAGCTACGCAATCTCAAGAGCCTAAAGAACCTACTTTTGGTGAAAAAGCAGGGGCTGGTTTGTATGGCGCGGTCACTGGTTTTGTTGGTGGCCCCGGTGAATTAGAGAAATTTGGTGCTGACGTTGTTCCTGAGTTTCTTGGTTTGCGCGACAAAGCAGAGACTGAGAAATTTAGAAAAGAGGGCGGCGTATTTGGGACTGGCAGAGAAACTATCCTTCCCACTACGGAAGAAGCGCAGAAAGTTCTAAGTAAGGTTGGCATCCAAAAACCAAGAGAAGAAGTATCTGGCTATCAAACAGCCGGTGAAATTCTTGGTGGCCTTGGCACATCCCTTCCCGGTCTTGTCAAAGGCGGCGTAAAAGCAGTATTGGGCGCACCTTCTAAAACAAGCGGAGCCTATGCAAAAGCGGCAGAGGACTTGGGATTCAAACTATCTCCGGCCCAAGTACGGCAAGATGTTCCGCTGCCGTCTAAAGGCGCATCTTTCTTTTCTGAAGAAAATCAAGCCCTTGCTAACCGCTTGGCATCTAAAGCCACTGGAAAAGAAGCCACTGAAATTAATCCTGAGTTTATTCGCAGCCGGTTAAAAGACATTGGTGAAGAATTTAACAAGCTGTACAAAGGCAGAGACTTTAATATTGATGAAGAAGCAGTTGGTGCATTGAAGTCAATGGCAAACAATGAAATGCAGTTGCCAGTTAACGCACAAGTTAATGCAGTAAAGAAAACAGCCCAATCTGTGCTGGACAACTATGAATCTCTTACACGGGCATCTGGTGCAAAGCCAAGCACTTTTGCCATACAAGGAGATGCACTGCAACGCATCCGTTCTGACTTGATGGCAAGTGCGCGGTCTGCCACCAACAGGCAAGATGCTCACCAAATATACGAACTCATAGACGTTATTGATAAATCTGTTGCCAAAAACCATCCTGAGATTGCTGCCAAACTTGCAGAAATTAGACCTCAATACCGAAACACAGTGGTATTGGAAGACTTGCTAAGAGGCAACGGAATCCAGCAGGGAAACATTAGCCTTGAGAAGTTGGGCAACATGCTTGGTCAGCGCCGCAGCGGTGTACGCCGTGGTGCAGCCGGTGACATTGACCAGCTTGGCGAGATGGGACGGGAATTGAAATTACGCGCTCGGTGGGAAACCGCAGGGCGTGGCGCTACCGGCGGCGAGGATGTTCTTGGTAAAGCCTTGGGTACAGGCGCGGATGTGGCCTCTGCCCTGACAGGAACCAGAACCCGTGCAGCCAGAGCCTTGCAACGTGCTTATGAGAAGAACCCCACTTTGCTGCCTCCCAAGGTAGGAAAGTATGTTCCCCCCGGGCTTCCTGCTGCTACCGCTGCTGGCACATTGACCAGACCCCTACAGGATTAACCATGAGTAAGAAGTCAAAAGGCATCAACCCGGAACTGGAAGCGGCTATTAACAGCTTGATGGCATCTGTTACCAATGACCCTACCGCTAGCATCACGGACAAGATGCGGGTGATTGACCGCGCTTTGAAGCTGGAGCAACTCAAGCTGAAGGACTCAGATTCTGAGTGGGGCAGTGGTTTTGGGTTAGACGATGATGATGAGAAGTGATAAGATGATTACTTCAAAACCAGTAGAGGGTATTCATCATGGATGCAACAGCAGTCGTACGCATAGCGTTAGGTGTCATATCAGACCGTCTAATCACTATACTCGCTCTTCTAACTTCGTTCGGTCTTGGATGCTGGACGATGTGGGGGCTGGGATGGGAGCGTGTCTCGGCACTAGCAATTTATGTAGTTTTCGCGTATCTTGTAGTAACCGCAAAGGAGAAAAGTAATGTCAGTACAACGTCCTCACGACATCAATCAGCAGATAGCTAAGTCAACCCGTCCTCAGTTGCCCCGTGACGGCAGCAAAGGCATGGAACGTTGGGAGCCGGGTCAACTTCCTAAAGGTGGTTATCGCGCTGTGTTTGACTTCTCAGAAACACCTAGTTATGACACTAAGAAAAGCCCCACTTCTGGCGGCGGGTGCAAGGTGTACTAATGGCTAACAATATTGCTTTCCAAGCACAAGGAAAGACGTATAAGGCTAACGTCACTACGGCTTCCCAGACCATTTCTATTGTTGCTGACAGTCCTTGCAATCAATTGTTAGTGGCTAACCACCAGCCATCTGGCGCTACTGGACAGCCGGTGTACTTTGTTGTGAGCGCAAACTCTAGTGTGACTTGCACTTTGCCAACTAACGGTTCTCCGCAATACGCATTGGTTTCTGTGCCAGCAAGCACTAGGGTGTATACCGTACCCACTCAATTTGGTTCTGCCAATCTGTACATTGCATTCATTGGAGAAGCTGCTTCTGAATGCTACTTTACGCCGGGTGAAGGCGTATAAGGTGTAACTGTGATTGACCCCGTCACAGCTTTTGCGACAGCCCAAGCCGCAATAAAAGGGGTACAAGCAGCAATCAAAATGGGTAAGGACATCCACGCTATTAGCGGGGAGATGATGCGCTTCTTTGAGGCCAAGGATGTTGTCCAAAGGGAAGCATCTAAGCCTAAGTCTATCTTTGCCAAGTCTGACACTGCACAAGCTTTTGAGATTGTCATGAATGCCAAGCGGCTGGATGACGCTGAGAAAGAATTGAATCAATGGATGGTTCTCTCTGGTCACGCAGACCTCTGGCAGCAGCTTCTAATTGAGCGCAACAACATACAGCAACGCCGAAAGAAGCAAGAAATATTGGATGAAAAGAACGCTGCTGAAAAGAAAAAAGAGATGGATGAACTCATCAACTGGCTTCTTGGAGGAGGCATCGTAATGTTGATTGCAGGGTTTTCCCTATGGTGGTTGTCAATTTTGATGGAGAAGCACTAATGATTCCTATAGTTGCGTCATTGCTTGGAACCCTTGCTGAGAACGGATTAGGATTACTGTCCTCTGCCATTCAAGCCAAGGGCAAGGAAGTAGTTGAGAACACGTTTGGCATCAAGATTCCAGATGCTCCTACCCCAGAAGATGTTGCCAAGCTGCGCCAGCTTCAATTTGACCATGAAGAACGTTTGATAGAACTTGGCATCCAAAAAGCCCGGATGGAACTAGATACCCTAAAGGTCTTTGCACAAGCAGCACAGAATGAAGACAACAACGTATCTGACCGCTGGAAATCAGATATGGGTTCAGACTCTTGGTTGTCCAAGAACATACGGCCCTTGAGCCTTGTAGCCATTTTTATGGGCTATTTCTTGTTTGCAATGATGTCAGCGTTTGGTCTAAACGCCAATCAAAGCTACGTCACCCTGCTTGGCAATTGGGGAATGCTCATCATGGGAGCCTACTTTGGCGGCAGAACCATTGAGAAACTTGCAGACATAAGGGGTGCAAAATGAGTCTATCTCAAGAACAAGCCGCATTCTTGCTAGACATGTGCAAACTCATCCAGTACGCAACAGACCAAGGTTTTGTAGTCACTGGCGGCGAACTAGCCCGTACCCCGGAACAACAAGCCATCTATTTCAAGACAGGGCGCTCCAAGACTATGGATTCCATCCACTTGAAACGCTGCGCCATAGACTTGAATTTCTTTAAAGACGGAAAGATAATCTGGGACAAAGGCATACTTGCCCCTATCGGCGCTTATTGGGAAAGCCTGTACTTCAAGAATAGATGGGGTGGTAACTTTAAGAGCCTTGTGGACTGCCCCCACTTTGAAAGAAATGTATGAAAAAGAAGTTCCCTAATCTTTCTGTTGGCAGAGGCGAGAAGCTGTCTGTCAAAAAAGGTGGTGGTCTTACCGCCAAGGGTAGGGCAAAGGCAAATAGGGCTACAGGTAGTAACTTGAAAGCACCTACTAAGTCTGGCCCCCGTCACAAGTCCTTCTGCGCCCGGTCTAAAAGCTGGACAGGTGAGCGGGGCAAGGCCGCTAGAAAACGCTGGGGATGCAGATGAAAACACCAAAAGCAAAGCGCGGGTTGTACTACAACATCAACAAGCGCAGGAAAGCTGGACTGCCAGCGAAAAGACCCGGACAGAAAGGTTACCCTACTGCCGCATCTTTCCGCAAAGCAGCCAAAACAGCCAAGCGTTAAACCTTCTGAATGGCTAACTGGTAGTTCTTCAGAATTACTTTGTACTGCCCCTTGTAGGCCTTGAGAAAGGCATCTACTGCTGCGCCTACGCCAGCACCGCCAGCGTAATCGTCAAACAGCATAATGCCTTTTGGCTCCAATAATTTAAATGCAAGACAAGCATCCAGCAGCACTTCTGGTGTTTGATGGTTGCCATCCACATAGATGAAATCAAACGTGAAATCCAAGTACACCAACTCACTCAAGGCTTCCCAAGAAGTCTTAGCAAGAACCTCAATAGCTTGGTTTTCTCCTGCTGCTTCATCCACGTTAGAGTCAAAGGTCTTGCGTAGTTCAGAAAGGTCAAGAGAGGCGTGTTCCTCTCCTCCCTTAAAAGTATCTACGCAAACCATAGTGCCATCTTGAGCAAGCATGTTTTCCAACATCCAGCACGTTGACAGACCCTCAAAACTTCCTATCTCTAAGAATGCACTGTTCTCTGGCAGCTTGGCAGAACAAGCCTCAAAGTTAGGAATGTTTTGGCTAAACCAATCTTGTGTGAATTTCATGGTGCTGGCAACAAGCCGCCCTCAAACAAATAGGTTCCAAAGTGGCCCAGACGTACCCACGGCGCTGCGTATATCTTGATGCCGTTCTCTCGCGCTACCCGGCAGAAGTGATAGTCCTCTGACAACAGGCGCTCTGTACCCGGCTCAATACTGCAAGCAAAGTATTCAGTGATGCGCTCTGCTGGTGCAATAGCACTAGACAGGACAGCGACATCGTTGTTGTAGGCAGATACCTTGTTCTTCAGCTTAGTCAATGCCTTACGCTTGATGAGCATGAATCCAGTACCACCGGCCCATATCTCTACCGGCTTGTCGATAGGCACAGTGACTGCACCTTCGTATCCCACAAGGTTAACCACCAGCGCACCTGTACGCTTGCTGAGTTCTTGCGGCGGTACACCCTCTTGCACGGCCTTCTCTACGCCATGCCAGTTGATTTCCTTTTTAGGGTAGATACCGCAGATGATGTCCTTGTCTGCTGCCACCATGCCAAGGATGTCGTGGGCATCAAACTTAATGTCTGCGTCAATGAACAACAGGTGCGTACACTTGGTTTTCATGAACTGGTGGGCAAGAGCATTGCGTCCACGTTGGATGAGAGACTCATTAAACATGCTGGAGAAGGACATATCCCACCCTGCATTCTTCATGACATTAGTCATATTAATCAATGAGTTAGTGAAGTAACCTGTACACATACCTCCATACATAGGCGTAGCTACAAAGATGTGGGGCTTGACCGGCTCCTTAACTTTCTTTGCCACAACTGTAGTTGCTGTGCGTTTCTTCTTAGCAACCAGAGTAATTTCTGGTTTCTTAATCCCTACTGTTCCACCTCTTGCCATGATTAATCCTTTGAAATAAAAGTCATGCCGTCTTCGTACCCGGCCTTGTATGCCATATCCCACAGTTGTTGGATAGACATGTTGATAAGTTCTATGAGATGTCCTCTATCCTCAGGACATACTTGTTTGTCTTCGCTGACTTGCGCCAGCCCCACACTTGTATCTTCCATCCCGCTTCCCTCACTTTCGGTAATAGTTCACTAGCCATAATCTTCTTTATCCTGTCACTCACCCCGGACGCTGTAGCCTGTACTGCCAGAGTCTCATCCCGCTTGATAGCCAATATGTCTATGAAGCCAAACAAGTCCTGTCGTATTCGTGCGTGTGGGTTCCACTTCTCTACGATAGCTACTGTGTAACCTTGCTCTCGCAAGATTGCCAGCGTCCTACTGGTGGGTGACTCCTTTGCCATCAGAAGGGTACGTCATCGTCATCAACACGGCTGGGCTGGACATGCTTGCGGTAAGCTGGAACCACCTCGACAACTTCGTTACGCTCCTCTGCCTTCTTTCGCTTAGTCCAGTTGTCTTCCTTGAAAGAAAGCAGGGTAGTGCCTTTGGAAGTAGGGCGCTGCCAGACAGCAAACTTCAGCTTTTCGCCAGCTTTGTAGTCCATCTCTAGGACTATGAAGCCTTTGTAGTCTGGCCCTTTGTCACTCTTCTTTTCCTCTTCCCAGTAAGCCACTCCTGACCCCGGCATCTCACGATGTTGATTGCTCATACTTTTCCTTTCGTTAACGTGTAACTCGCATACTCTCTGCCATTGGCCTTAACCATGTGAGTAAAGATGTTGTATCCCTCTTTCCGCAACACTTCTATGTGAGCAGCAAGGCGAAAACTCCCATATAAATTCAGTGCTTCCATAGGAGAGATTGCCTTGCCGCTTTCTAGGTGTCTCAGGATATTGTCACGCTGTGTACCACTTCGGGACTTTGTGGGGGCGTACCCGGCTTTGGGCTAACAGACACTCCAGCAGTGACTAACATGCCCTTCATCTTGACCTTGAGCATGTTGTCAAGAGAGTCCAGCATGTTCATGTTGCAAGCCTTGAGGCCGTCAATCTTCTCTGCTTTCAACTCTTCATCCATCTTGGCAGACTTAGTGATACGGGCCACCATAGTGACGTAAGCCTCTAGCCACTGCTCTACAGTGTGAAAGCGGTTGTAAGCCTCATCATTGCCGGGTACAAATAATTCAAAAGCCCCGTCTGGTTCTGCTAATACTTCCTCTACCATTCCCATGTCTTTAGTGGCAGGGGCTGGCTGGAAGTCCTGTACTTCCTCTGGTGTGTAGACACCCACCACGCACCCGGGGTACACAGCACGGATGCCTTCTGAGATACACCGCGCACGGAGCATGGCTCTAGGGTAGTTCTTCCAGTTGTCCTTGCTTGCAATGCCTATCTGTTTGGCATGTGTAAGAGTCCACGTTACTGCCAAGCTACCACCAGACGGATGTGAGAACGTGCCGGTAACCTCTTGGTCTGTATACACATCCCACTTCACTGAACCACCAGCTTGCTGGAATCTAGCAAGCATGGCATCTGCTTTCAGTGCAGGACGGCCTTGGATAACGTGGTAATCACGCATAGCGATAGCAGGGTGCAGTCCTTCGCCTTGGCACAACAACATGATTGCCAATGCCTCTTGCGGGTTCTTGAACCCAAACATCTTGCTACTGGCAGCTACCTCTGCCATCTGCTGCATATCTTGATAGGGAATAATATTACTCATTTACTTTGCTCCTTACTCTTAACATTTCATCTGCTAGGCGATAGGCATCTTCTGCCTTCTGACGATAGAAACCACCACTGGTTGCATGTACTACTTGCAGTGCTGCGATAGCAAACATATCTCGCAAGTCCATGCCCTCGCTGCTGTTAGTCAATCCAGTAGTAGGATGCTTGTGGGAAAAGGGATAGGCTTTGTCTTTCATTTGATTAAGAACCTCCGTGAACCGGGCATCTCCCGCACAAACTGGCGGTAAATGTCAGGCATAGCACTTTCAAACAACTTGGAGTCAAACTTCATAGATGCCTTGGCAGACTTCCAAGTAGCCAGCACGTTGCCATCTATAGAGGCCAAGGTTGCCTTGTCTTCCATGTAGCCCTGCACCAGCGTTTGGAACTGGTCTTCACGGGCTTCTAGAGCCTTGATTTCCTTCTTTATGGCAGATAGGTACATGACTGCTTCCTCTACGCTTGCAGAGGCTAATTTGGTAGCTTCTGAGGACACAGGGTATAGCGCCCTTGCTTGGTCAACAGATTCAGGGGGCAGAGCAGTACCAGAGACAACGTGCGCCCACAAGACTGCCATGTCCTTAATGTGGGCCTCTTTCATAGCCTCGCTAATGTCCTGACGAATAAGTACAAACTCCTGACCACCAAATAGTACGGCAAGGTACACAGTCTCACAGCCGAATACTGTGGCTTCATGCACAAGTTGAGCCATATCCGCAACTGGCATAAGTCCAGTGTCTGCGTCAAACTTAGAACGTGTAGCCGCGCTGTAGTTCTTAGCCTCGACAAGTATTGTTTTACCATTCTCTTTCCCCACAAAATCAAAGTGACTACGCAGCCATTCCTCTTTAGGGTGAGTCAGGGCATCCTCTATCTTGTTCAACTCAACCTTTAGCTTGGATTGAGCCAGCCGCCCTATGACAGGCTCCATGATGTGACCCATCTGGACGGCTTCCACCTCTGACAAGTCAGGGCGCTCCATACGGCCTTGCTTTATAAGGATGGCTTCGTTAGCCCTTCCTTGGGCAGCCAGACGGCTATCGCCTGACCACCATGCACTGTTACGGGTTTCGGGGGAAAAGTCAGACATTGTTAGCCTCCTCAAAGAACAGGGCTTCTACGCCGCACATGTTGCCAGCAGCACTCATACGCATGACTTCCGCATACGGCAAGTCCTCATGCTTTTGTTTACCAGTGACTAGGGAGATGGGGTTGTTGCGTGTGCTGACAGCGCAGCGTGCGTATACATGATGTTCGTCTCCCACCTTGGGAGAGAAGTGCTTGCAATTTACACAGTATTTGGTCATTTGAAACTTTCATTAGTCAGTGGGGAACTTCCCACGGGAACGATTATAAGCCTACAAAGTTATGTGTTGGATAGTCCTTTCTTAAAAATAGTTTGTAAAGTTGTGGAATAAATACAACAGGGTTAATGCCCTGCCTGTTTACGCATAGCGCGTATGGCATCCATCATAGTGTCAGCATAGGCGATGGCCTCTGCCGTGTGGTCTAGGGCAGCGTCATACTGCTTCAACAACATAGCTTGATGAGCAGCCTGTAGGTGCTTCTCTGCCATCATGTTGGGGTATGCGTAGTCAATAATCTCTTGGACTTTCATGTGTTCTTACTCCTAAGATGTTGTTCTATCGCTCTGGCAAAGCGAATATGCGTTTCCTCATCTGCACCAGCCGCACTTTGAAAAATGTCTTCAATGATTTCATTCGTCAGCCCTACCCACTCGCGCGTGTAGGTTTGGATGTCATCATCATCTTCTAGCTTGGCTTGTGCCATAGCCTTTTTACTTTGATAGCCTGTCATGTTGTCCACCATGCAGCCAGCAATAAGACTAGCCCTGTTAAAAAAAAGATAAAGGCTAATAGCCCTCTAAATGTCTTAAATTCATCCATAGTCTTACCCTCTAAAAAAAAGATTACTACCTACTGTAGACCCTTACCTACTATAGCTTTTCACCTACTCTAAACCCTCTGCTGGATGGTGAGCAAAACCTAGCCCTCCCTACTGAAAGGGAAAGGCCTTCAATGCTGGACGGAGCCGCACATACCCGACAGACGTTCGCGTAGGGGTTCTATCTTCGCCGCCCCTGTGACT